TTTGAACCCTGTTAGGTGAATTTGCCTCTGTTCCAGAAACATAAATACCAATCTTCCCGTTTCCGTTAGCTGTACACCCGTCAATGGTTAAATTTACTGGGCCATCTCTAAAGAAGATCCCGTTATTTGTGGAGTTAGTAGCAGTAACATTCTTAACCATGACATCGTTTGCACCTTCGCCAAAAAATTGGCTAGAAGTGTTATTCATGTCAAAGTTAATGTTTTCAATAGTCTGAGAGCCTTCAACCTGAAAGTTCCCATCAGACAAAATATCGATAAACGATTCTGATATAAAATTCTTGCCGGACGGAAGCGCTAAAGATGTAAGGACACGGTAAGAGCCAGAACCTCCAATTGTGTTTGACTTAGTAGAATTAAACGCAGCGTTAAGAGCATCTCTAGAGTCTATAACACCATCAGAAACAGCGCCGTACTGTTTTATATTAATTGCTCCACTAACTTGCAGTATAAGCGCGTTCCCGTTTGTTGCTAGGTGATCTCCAAACCCATCGACTGACTGCGGCGCAGTTACTAAGTACAGACCATCACCGCCATCACCCGCAGCATGATAGCCTTGTGTTTGTACATTAACACCAGGAACCAAAAGGTCGCTTGTGCTTGCGATCATTGCCGCCACAGTTGAAAAGATAAGTAACTGACCATTGCCAACAACTAAAGCGCCATCCACCAGCTCTACGTTTTCCAAGCCTGTTAGATCGGATTTCCAGCGCATAAAGTTAGCAGCTGCTGGATCAGGCAGCGATAAAGTAGAGGCGCCCTGTAGTGACTCTTGAAACTGCAACGTCCTACCTGTCTGCTCAAGAATCTGCTTAATCTGACTTACTTGTCGATCATTATCATCGTTAACAGTTTCAGGAAGAAAGTCACCATTATTTTGATAATCAACTGTTCGGTCATAAGGAATAGCAGAAACAATAGTTACCGCATCACCATTATTAAGAGGCGTGTTAAACGTAATAAAGCCGCCAGCTTCATCACCAATAGTCCCTGTATCAACAACGTAATCAGTGGTTAAATCTGCTGAATCATCTGGTGATTGACCTGACGGTGTAACGTATACATTAAGGTCTGTATTCGCATAAATCTTGAACGTGTAATTAAATACCGTTTGACCTGCTGTTGAAGTGTATTCATCGCGTGACGGATTTGTAGTGATAGTCATTATTTAACCCCTAATGATTCGTTAATCTCTTTCTCAATTGTGTCTAAGCCCTGACGCAGTACGGATAGGTTCTGCCCGGGTATTAATCGTCTAATAGCTCGTGAGTCTGATTCTGTCCAATCTTGACCGTTTGATATGGCGTTGGCTGTTTTAACTACATCGCCAGCCAAACCGAATGATGGCCCCATAGCCGACTCAAGAACAGAGCGGGAAGCATAACGAGAAGCTGGCGCACTAACGCCCATGATAGGACGCAAACCCAAGTTGTTGGAACTGATCTTTTCCAATGTATTGTTAATCTCACCAAATATACCCAACATACCAGAACGGTCTATGCCTTCTGCTACAAGATTTGCTGGCGAGTAGTCTATAGGCCTATCAGCATCCCACTGTTTAAATACATAGGTCATCATGCCTAAAGAAAGCATACTCAAGATACCTTGAATATAGTGCTTATCCTGCTGCTGTAAGTTAGAGATCATAATTCGTTGTGTAGCTGATAACATGAACGTCTTAAACTGGAATAATGTTTTACCTATTTCAGTAGACATAATTAGCGGGCGCTCCTGTCCAGGCACAATAATTACACGGTCTGACTCTTTTCTCATTGCGGCCTTCCACTGCAATACTAAGTCTGGATCATCCCAGTCTTTAGTATTGGCCACCCATGCCCCATCTATTTTACGCCCGTATTTCTTGACCTGCTTTTTCATTGCAGAGTAAGAGCCTTCATCAATACCTAATTGAGCTAGCTTAGGATCGTAAATACCCTTAGACATTTCATTGATGATACGGTTTTGCAGAACAACAGCATGTAACTGTTTAATGCCGCCGGTCCAAAAGTTCATAAGGTTTACGTTAGAGAATTGACTAGCCGCAGAACGTACACCACGCTCAAACGCTGTGCCGCCTTTAGAGTAATCTGAAACATCGGCTAGAATTTCAGCACGACCACCCATCAAAGAATCCAAGCCTACGCCCCATTCTTTAGCCTCTTTAGATGCAACCTTGAACCCTTTTAGATTAGCGGCCAACGGTTTCAAGCCAAACTTGAATGTATTAACTATCCCCTCAGCAGAGATAATACGTGCAACATCAGGAAAAGAAGAGGCAACCACGCCACCCAATAGGCGCATGTAGTTTAAATCTCGTGCTACACGACCAGCTCTTACCCACGGGTTTTGCGAGTCGGCAATATTGTAGACACCAAGAATTCTATCTCTCATTGCTGCAATATCACGAATATCAGCATCTTTACGCTTCTGTAGCTTCTTGCGCAGCTTCTCATCACCTGCTTTAGCAGCCTCCTCCATCTTTGAAATATAAGACTGTTCAATGTCTTTGATTTCATTCGCCATGAACTTTCCGTTGGCGTCAGGTGGACCAAACTCGTTAACCATTTCAATATATGGTGTTGTGCTTTTTAAGTAGCGATACCCTAACTCTTCAATATCGTTTTCCAAAAACTCTTCTACTAGTTCATCTTCAATATCAAATGAACGCTTCTTGAATGTGCCAGATAAGCCAGAAGCACGACCACCCTTAGAAAGATTCTCACCCATCTTATAATCATAAGGAAGTCGCCCATCAGGGGTGGACATAATGCGCCCTGCAATTTCATTGGCTAATACTCTAGCCTCCTGAATATCTAGATCAGGTTGGCGCTTAACAATCCAGTCAGAAACCACCTTGTTAAACTTGTCGATGTTCGCCGCTACCTTTTCTCGATTCCATAATCGGTTCAGATAGTTCTTAGCTGTGGTTACGTCAACATCTTCTGGGAGTATTCCTGCCTCAATCGATTTCTGCTTAATAGGTTCGTATAGCTCTTTATTCCAGATGTCAGCAGCTCTTTGAACATCTGGGTCAGGCGACCCGTTACGGATTGCACTTGAAACAGCTTCTCTAAAGTCTTTCTTGCTAAGAGTGCCGCCATTCTTTTTATAATCCGTATAAACTGTTCGATAGCCTTCAAAAGCCTTGTAATACATTCCGTCATACGCTTTAACCTTTGATTCAACAGACTGTCTAACTTGACCGCCTTCTGTATCTAGCGCGTTCTCTGCCAGTCTATTAGATGTTAATCGAGTTAGCTTTTCATCACTGGTAATGGTTCTTGATAGCGGGTCAAAGCCTGAAAACTTAGTAACCGCCCTGGCTACCTTTCCCCTTACCTTTGGATCATCCATCACTTGTGCAGCACCAATAGACTTATCTCCCAGTGGTGCAGATGGGTTAAACCCTTCATTCAATTTTGACTCTGGGTCCATTACATCGGAAATCTCATCAAAGGCTTTTTGCGAATCAATCCCTGAACCGTCTAGCTTTGCTTTTAGAGCAATTGGAGTAGCACCAATAATCCCACCTAGAAACGCAGCAGCACCCACATTTAACGCAGCTTCGCCGTACGTTCTTTCTAACTGTGAGTTAAGAAGCATAGCCTCTGTAGCAGCTGTAGAACCCGCAGCAACCGCAGAGGTTGCAACACCAGCACTCAGGATGGAAGCACCACCACGATAAGTCTTATACGCTGTACCACCAACTGGTATCAGATTGATCGGATCAGCCACAGCAGCAACCATTGTTGCAGCAATACCACCTTTTGCTAATGTGTCTCTATCTGCTCTTTCTCTGGCAAATTGTCGCCTTGTTGCTTCAATCTCTTCTGAGTTGTCAGCTAGTACAGCAGTCTCAAGAAATTTTTCATCCAGTTTTTCTTCCTCGGTCAAATAGTCCATAGGATTGAAATCTGGATTAGTTACTTGTGAATCAGGTAGATTTCCATCTTGCGCAAGGTATGAGCCTAAAGTATTTTCAAGGCGATAAGCCGCTTCTAACTGTTTGCCAAAACTAGGCTCTGGCTGCTCTGCTTCTGGAATCGATACACCAATAGCTTTAGATAGTGGTATATGCTGATCAGATTTAATAAACGGCATTATAGAGACTCCAATCCACTGCGTAGCATTTGCTCATTTTTAATCTGTGTTTCCATGTGCTTTTTACGTCTATTCAGTGCCTGTGTAGCATTCTCGGCTTTACGTCTTTCTAGCTCGCCTTGCATATCAGGAGCCCATCTAAAATCGTCAGGATAGGTGAATAACTCACCGTTAGGCTGAATAACCTTAACTCTGTAGTCCGGCTTTCCTAATGATGCTTTACGGGCTGTTTCATCATCGGACACTAGAATAATATTCTCTCTAGGAATGTCAGAAAAGTTATCAGTATTAACGTCAGATACCAATTGATCCATGATGTATTCGTTATCACCGTCAGCAGGGGTGTAATACTGCCACGGAGAATACTTCATAACAGTGCCGTTAAACTCTGACCAATTGCGCTGAATCACACCTTTAGCCGCATCTTGAGCCTGCGTATCATCCATCCCAGCCTGTCTATAAGCTCTGTAGGCATCGTTGTATTCTTTACCCATCTGAGGCAATGTCATTAGGTTAGGCTCTGGGCCAATACCAAAGAAGTTAGTATAAACAGAACTTGCTTTATCTTGTGACCACTCAACAGGGTCTTTAATCTCTTCTTTTAGTGAAGCATTAACCGCATCAATACGCGCCTTATCTTTCGGGTCTGTGGCTTGAATAGCTAGCCTTACAGCCTCTTGTGGCTCCATATTTTGCATTAGGTCAGTAGTGATCTTAGCAAACGCTCTTTCATTAGGTGAGACAATATCATCTGCTACTCCTGGCGTTTCATCCAAGCGATCTACCATTTGTGAAGCCTCAGCCATTAATTCAGGATTGCCCGAACGAATGAATGAAGATGTTTGATTCTTAACAGATGATGGAACCACCTTTAAAGCATCGATATATTCAGCCGTAACCGCTTGACGTTGCTCAGGTGGCATGTTCTCAATCTGTGGCAATACGCGCTCTTGGTAGTATTGATCAGCCGCTTTAGCATCTACCACTATGCGTTCGTTACCAGCTACACGAGACTCAATATCAGCAAATTTCTTTTGCTTTTCTATCTCTGCTTTAGTTGCCTTAGCTTCTTTAACCTGTCTATTTAACTTTCGGTTAAGCGTCGATTGCTGGTCTACAATGTATTTATCCCATTGATCTGGTGTCCAACCCTTAGGCACTTTGCTTGAGATTTCATCCAGCTTTTCAAAGGCTGCTTCAAAGCCTTCTGTCTCTGCTAGTGTGTCAAACTTACCTTTGTTCTCTTGCTCAATAGCTTCACGCTGTAGGCTTTTAAACGACTCGTTAGATTCTGCCTGAGTCATGAAACCAGCTTCTACTGCGTTATCAAGGTGAGCTCTTACTTCCTGTAGGCTTTGTTGAGCTGCAACCATATCACCAGAACGAGCCAGTCTAGCGGCATCTGCACCGATGTTATTAATAGCCTCGTTTGTTTGGCTAATGCTCTCTTGTCGCTTAGTCTCAAACTGATTCTTTGCTACCGTGATCTGCGAGTTAGTGGCGTATTGATCAAACTGGCTTAACACTTGTGGCAATACTGAGGGATCAACCTCTTGCTGTAGTGCTGCTCTTACTGCGCCAGCTTGTTCAGTGAATGC